CGAAGCCTGCGTAAACGTAAAGGTTGTTGCCGTAAGAAAGGGCGGTGATGCTGCTCGTTGTACCTGATCCAATATACCAAGAGACTGCGCCATCAAAAATCAGCCCCACCCGTGAATACAGCGTGGGGTAAGTTGCCTGCGTTACGATGGAGCCATTTGCCAGTAGCCAGTCGCTGCCGGGATAAGTGGTGGTCGTCGCGCCTACGAAGTACTGGAACGCGCCGACTGGGAGATTGAAGAGCGAGACGTACTCCAGCGCAGTGCCGCTGCCATTAACGGCAAGCCCCTGCCCAGCGGTGCCGAAGGCGGTCAGACCCGTACCGCCGCTACCCACAGGCAGCGTGCCCGTGACGCCCGTCGTGAGCGGCAGCCCCGTCGCGTTCGTCAGCGTGACCACAGACGGTGTACCGAGGTTTGGCGCCGTCAGTACAGGCCCAATAGAAAGCACCACGCTCCCAGCGCCAGTGGACGTCGTGACGCCCGTGCCGCCATTACCGACAGGCAAAGTGCCGCTGGCGGAAGCGAGGCTGATCGGAGGAAGGATGGAAGAGAGTGTCGTCATGCTTCTACCTTATCACACAGCGGGAGGGGCGGGCCAGACGATGTTGAACGGGTCGCTCTGGATAGTTATGTCCCTGAGCGCCTGCCGATAGGCATGCTGATCGTCGCTGATGATAGCGCCAGTCTCAGCGGCCTTTGTTACCCACCAGTCGCTGCGGGTGAGAAGCGCGTTACGCTCAGCGCGGACAATAGCCCATTGCTCGGCGGTTTTGGCCGCGGCATCTTCGGTGGCCAGATCGCTGACGATGTAGTTCTGCGTCCACACGCCATCGATCAGCAGCGCCGGGCCATGCTCGCGGGCTTGCGTCGCAGGATCGAAGTACGGCGGCGTGACCAGCTTGAGTTGATGCACGCCGAAATGTACGACCTGCTCCGGCGTCAGCTTGACCACGCGGCAGAAGTTATCATCGTCCCAGCGCGTCGGCTCGACATCATGGATGTGCCGGATGAACGTGTCGCCTTGGGCTTGGACGTAATAGAGGTTCATCCCTCAGCTTCCTTTGCTTTGCGCTTGGCAGTGACGCGAACCACCGCCGCCTCGTATTCCGCCTGATCGTCGATCTGAGCGTGCAGCGCGGCCATGACGGCCTCGACGTTCGCCATCTGCTTGCGGGTGCTGTCTAGGCGCTCTGCCACATTGGCCGCAAACTCGTTGTCCGTGGCGTTGGCCAGCAGATGCTCGAAGTTTGTGCGGTCGAAGTCGTAGTGAAAATACTCCACCTCGCGGGCGTAAATCGCGTCCGCAAGCGTGTCGTATTTGTAGGCAGTGGGAAGTTGTGTGTATTGCATGGGTTCCTGCTGTTATGAATTGATTGTAAACGCTACGTTACGGCCAGTGCCAGCCGGCAGTGTGGCGGGGTTGGTGAACTTCGTGCCAAAGCCAGAGCCAGACCACGGGTATGCTGTGATAAACGGTGATGTGCTGTGCGCTACGGCGATGGCGTCTCCCGCTGCGGTGAACGCTACGTCTTGACCATTACCAGTAGGCAGCGTAGCAGGATCGGTAAACTTCGTGCCAAAGCCGCTGATGCTCCACGGGTATGCTGTGATGAACGGCGTTGTGCCGTGCGCTACAGCGATGGCGTCGCCAGCGGGACTGAACGCTACGCCGTTGCCATCGCCAGCCGGAAGCGTGCCGGGGTCGGTGAATTTCGTGCCAAAGCCGCTGATGCTCCACGGGTAGGCGGTGATATTGGGCGAAGTGGTGTGCGCTACAGCGATGGCGTCGCCAGCGGGACTGAATGCTACGTCATTGCCAGAGCCAGTCGGCAGCGTGGCTGGATTGGTGAACTTCGTGCCAAAGCCGCTGCCGGACCACGGATAGGCGTTAACGTAGGGCGATCCGAAAAACGCCACGGCTATGGCATCACCAGCGGGACTGAATACTACGTCGTTGCCTTGCGTAACCGGAAGCGTGGCTGGATCAGTAAATTTCGTACCGAAGCCAGAGCCAGACCATGGGTAGGCGGTGATGAACGGCGTTGTGCCGTGCGTCACGGCGATGGCGTTACCGGATGGGCTGAACGCTACGCCGGAGCCAAAGCCAGTCGGCAACGTTGCCGGATTAGCAAACTTCGTGCCGAAGCCGCTGATACTCCACGGGTAAACGGCGATGAAGGGCGAAGAGTTATCTGCCACAGCGATGGCGTCTCCCGCTGCGGTGAACGCTACGCCTTGACCATTACCAGACGGAAGCGTGCCGGGGTCGGTGAACTTTGTGCCGAAGCCGCTGATGTTCCACGGGTAGGCGGTGATAAACGGCGAAGTGGTGTGCGCTACGGCAATAGTTTCAGCGGTTGCGGCGCCTCCCGTTTGGTAAAGATAATTAGCCATCCATTTTGTAGATGTAACTTTGATGGCCATCAGAGTGTTATTCGCCGTAACGGCCACAGACCCGGTAATGCCCGACCCAAATACAAGCGTGTCTCCGCAGGCCACGTTTACATATCGCCCGCCGTTTTCTACCGTAAACAGCACAACCGTGCCAATCGGAAACGCAACGCTGCTGTTCGCCGGGATGGTGTATGTGCGAATATTTGCATCAGCAACCGGGTGAAATATCTGCTTACCCGCATCGCTCAGAACCAGCGTGTAGTTGGCGGATTGAATGTTTTGCGGGTACGCCACTGCGTTTGATGGGAGCGCGGTAGATGCCCAGATTGTGCCGTTGCTGGTCAGCACATTCCCTGTCGTCCCCGGAGCAACCGCCGTTACTGCAGACGTGCCATTGCCGATGACGACAGCGTTTGCGGTCAACGTAGTCGCGCCAGTGCCGCCCCGCGCCACGCCAAGCGTACCGGTGGTCTGCGTGTTGATGTCGATGATCCCGCCAGCGCCGCCAGCCTGAGCGTAGACCTGCCATGACGTTCCAGTGTAAATCAGCGTAATAGCGACGCCGCTGATATTGCAGATGAGGTCAGATGCGATACCTTCAATCAACGAACCGTTGCGGGCCACAGTAAGGTTGTTGACGCCCCATGATTCCGCGGCGTCCGTGATGATAACCTGATCACCGCTCGCGGGCGTGGCTGGCAGCGTAACCGTGAAGGCACCGCCGGTCGTGTTAGTCTGAACGCCTTCGCCCACTTGTGCGGCATAGTTTGCGGTCTTGACGGTCGTGTAGGAAAAACCACCTGAAAATTCAACAACACTGCCACCAGCGTTTTTGAAAAACAGCTTCTCATCGGAAGTGTTGATAGCCAGTTCGCCAGCCGAGAGGTTGGCTGCAAGCGGAACAGAACCCGGCGTTGCCGTGCGATAGAGTTGAACAAGCGTGAAGCCTGAAGCCGCCATTAGAACGTCCCTCCGTCAACGCCACCGAACGCGGGGGCGGACGCGCCATTAGATAGCAAAACCTGACCGGCTGTTCCAGCGGCAGTAAAGGCGTAAGCCGTACCCGTACCATACGGCACAGCGCCAGCCGTCGGCGCAGCGGTTCCATTCGTGCCGCCATTGGCAACAGGAAGAACACCAGAGACGCCCGTCGTCAGCGGCACGTAGCTCCAGCTTGCATTGGTGCCATCAGTGGTAACGAACTTATCGGCGTTACCCGTTTGCCCCGGAAGCGCTGACGAAAACGATGTCGCCGTTACGAAGGCCGTAGTCGCAATCTGCGTGGTATTCGTGCCGGCAGTCGCAGTGGGAGCCGTTGGCGTGCCGGTCAGTCCGGGGCTGGCAGCCAGCGCTACTACTGTACCGCTGCCGGTCGTGCTGTAAGATGTGCCCCACGCCGTACCCGTGGAGTAAGCAATACCGACGCCCGGAAATGAGTCAGGGCCGGTGTTGGTAATCGTAATCGAGCCGGTGCCGTTCGTGACCGTGATGCCAGTGCCGGCGGTCAGCGTGGCCTTGGTCAGCGTGTTGCCGGTGGTGTTGCCGATCAGCAGCTGCCCGTTCGTGTAGGTCGTCTGGCCTGTGCCGCCCTGAACCACGCTGATTGGCGTCGTAAGGCCCGAGAGGGACGTGATGTCACTGTTGGCGCCTGATGCAGCCGCGCCAATGGAAGCGCGTGCCACGGCAGCGTTGACGGCGGTAAAGATCCCGATACCCAGCGACGTGCCGCCGAGATTGATGAGCGCCGTCCCAGCAGTGGTGGCGCCGGTGCCGCCCTGAGCAATGGCGATTGGCGTCGACAGGTTGTTCGTGTCAGCCTCGACGACGTTCGTGCCGTCGCAGTACAGGATAGCCGCGCCGTTCTGAACGACTGCAACGCCGGTGCCGGCAGCGGTCTTAACGGTGAGCGTGTAGCTTCCGGTCGTCGTGTTGCGGACCCAGTATTGCTGGATCGTGTTCGGCACGATGATCTGCATGTTCGCGGTCAGGACGCCGCTGAACTGGTAGGCGATGCGGTTCAGGTTGGTGCCCGAGAGCGTGTACGGGCTGGGCTGCCCAGTCAGGCTGATCGACACATAGTCGAACGCGAACGACGCGCTCTGGCCGTAGCCAATTGTGTAGAAGCTGGTGCCGTCAGTCAGGATCCGCGCGCTGTCACCCGGGTTGAACACCAGAGACGCTTGGCCGTTGATCAGTTCGCCGCCCGCAGGAGCGATGGTCAGACCGCCTGAGCCTGAGTTGCGCGCGTCGAAGAACCAGTCGTTTCCGACCGCAGCCGCTGACGGCATCGTGAACGTACCAGCGCCGCCGTTCCATACGAGGACACGAGCGCGATCTGAAGACGTGAGCGTGTAGTCCGCCGAGAGCAGAGTCGTCGGGGCCGCCTGATTCAGCGTCGTCGTGATGGCCTTGAGGCCAGCCCCAGCCAGCGCACTCGCGGACGGAGAGGACGTGCCGGCGCCGTATTCAATCGCGCGCCATGTGCCGTTTACGGTCGAGTTACCCGTGAGGTAGATCTGCCACGCTTCCCCAGAGGCAATCGTCTGGATTGTGTTGCCGCTGTTGTCAGCGACCGTGAACGCGAACGCGCCGACGTTGAAGAACAGCGCAGTCTCACCGACCGAAGCCTGAGTGGCGTCGGGCATGCGGATCGTGAAGCTGCCCGCAGACGGCGTGACGTCCATGATGGAGGCAACGACGTTGGTGTTGGTGGCGACTTCAGTGGGCCACGTCAGAGTTACGTTAGCAGTCAGCGCGATGGCGCGATAGCTGACGTTCGCAGAGTAAATATTTGTACCGCCGAAGGTCGATGTGAAACTGGGCACCCTTAGTCCTCCCTGCGGATGATGCCACGATCAGCAATCTGGCGGATATCTTCGCCGTTCAGCGCGGCGACGGATCTGTCGTAGAATCCTTGCCAGATCGGGATGATCTCTTCGTTCTTGAGGAACGGGGCGGCCTCCATAAGCGAGGCGTAGAGCAAGGCGTTTGGCGCGTATTCCGTGAACCAGTTCGTTTGAACGTCGTCACCGAGAAGCGGCGGCAGTTCATAATAGATCAGTTCGTAAGGGAACGGGGCGTTCGGTGTAGGCGCGAAGAACCAGTGCGAATAATCATAATCAGCATAAAACCTCGGCGTCCCGGTCAGCGTCTGGTTCGGCCAATATTGGCGCATATACTCATACGCGCGCGGGAAGACTTCCTGCGTGGTATTGTAGCCGGTGCCGGTGCCAACACGGATGCTGACGGTTTCGCGCCAGCGGTCGGGCTTGGGGTAGGTCGGCTCTCCCACAGTCATGGTCGATGAGACCACAGTGACGGTGCCTTGGATCTTCAGTTCCCGGGCGAGGCGGCGCTCAGCGAGGCCGATCAGGCTGGGAAGCTGGAGGTAGACCGAAGGATCCGTCGCAAGCGTTGCCCCGCGCTCCAGATAATTCCGGAGGTCGTTCAGCAAGCTGGTATAGGTCATCGCCGTGGCCATAGCGAAACCCTACATCAATTCAGCGACTGCTGCAATTAAGGCTGCAACGGCTGCGAACGCAATCACGCCTTTGTTTTTCACGTTCGTCAGCTTCTCCATCAGCGAGCGCTGAGGCGGGTGGGGGTCGCCGATCACACCCTTGGTGACCTTGTTGACGACAATCTTCTCGGCCTCTTTCTTGGCAGCGTTGAGCGCCAGTTTCTTCAGGTCCATGATAATCTCCTTATTTAGATTTGCTTTCAATGACGCCAACGCGCACCTTCAAGTCGTTGATCTCGCCCGTCAGGTGCTCGCGTAACTCCGCTCTAGCCTTAGCTGAATGCGGACTGTCCGTAGGTACACCGTCTGGCGTGACGAGAACAGGCATAGAAGCTTCAATCTTGGTCAGTCGCGTCTCGAACGTGTTCACCTGCCCCAGCAGCCACGCAATGCAGGCGATCAAAATGGGCACTGCGCCCTTCAGAACGTCGCCCCAGTTGACGTTCACGGCAGCCACCCGGCGAACTTCTTCGTCTTCGCCTCGCGGTCATCCAGACCGTGGGTGCCGCCATTTACACGCTTTGTGAGCGCTAGGATGGCGGCGTCGTTGATACCTTGGTCGCAGATTGACCATAGCTTATTCCGGTCAAAAAACCAAAGGGCGCTTTCAAAGCAGAGTTCGGTGCCCACAAGGTTCGGGTTATCCACCACATCCGGGCGGTCGATGTAGTCCGCAAACGCGCGGTAGTTCGACTTGCCCGTCAACTGGAGCGCCCCGCGACCGCGATACTTCCAGCCGTCGCCGGACGCCTCGACGCTGTTGCCCATGCGGCTGGCATAGACGCGGTTGGCGATCTTCTGCGGCTGACGCTCATACGCCTTGGCCATAGCCTCGGTCGGGAAATATTTGCCAAAGATACCGCGCAACCCCTTAGCGCCATAGTTCAAGTTCTCACTGAA